TTTTTTTTTTTTTTTTTTTTTAAGAACCTGCAAGTGATAAGTGAGTGGACTTTAAGGTTCTTTACTACCTCAACACACACCTGCAGGACAAATTGGTTAACAACACGTACATACTAACTAAACTCTAACTCTGAAAAAGAATCATAATCATCAAGAAACTCATAGGACGAATACGTCGTATCCTGATAAGTTGAATCATACACATTTTTTTGAACTAACGTCTCCCACAAGGGATAACCTGACACAATTTCTTGCGGGGTCATCCCCATTTGACGAATTTTCTTTAGGTCTTCAACTGATATTCGGGCCAATAAGCGAGTTTGCAAATTTTCCGGACCGATTGCACTTACTATTTCGGAGTACAACAAGTGCATACGATCATAGGCATCACGATTAGAGGCATAAGTACCATACGCGTGTCCCAAAATTGACAACAATACATCTATCTCATCTCGGGAACGCGTCTCCCTTCCCCAAATAGCGCGAACTAAAAACTCTCTACTTTCCCTAAAGGGAAGAAATGTCGGCTGCCCTGCTGCATGATCTGGATTTTCAACGAACTGATGTTTCAAAAAAGTTGCTCCCATCTCTGTAATCCATCCGTCTTTCACCTTCGAAACAAACGCCACTCCATCTTTCAAATCTCTTAGCTTCACATTGAAATGTACTTTCAAGAACGCTGCAAAAGCGGTTCCTGAAAAATAATGGGCACCAAGACCTTCTCCCTTGTTATACAGATGATCATCTCCATAAACCACTGCTTTTACAATAGCAATGAATTCAAGCTCTAATTTCTCACGAAGTTCCAGGTCTTTTTCACCATGAATCGTGAAGACACAAAAGATGCAAAAATAGAACAGCATTGCCCAGGAGTCCAAATGACTAGTATTGTATGCCCCCGAAGGGACACCTCCACGGATAATACCCCATACATCTGCAAAGATCCGAGTTACTCGATTAAGCATCACTTTCAATAAAAATTTTGTCACGCGCTCAAAAATCTTTCGCTCCTCATCATCTGCCTGGTGAACATGCATTGTAGAGTAGTACAAATTGATAATATCCTCAATCACTCCCTGATCAAACTTTTCAATGTCCCCTTCCACAAGGATTTTCTTGAACATATTCGCCTGAGTGATTCCTAGACATCGTGCTAATGTATCTGCCCCACCATGGGACCATCTATGCC